GAAATGGCACGCGTCAGAAAGAAAGGCGATAAAACGCTCTCCTACTCTATCGAACTCCATCCAAAAGGACTGGGGTTTGTTGTTATTGAGCGTATTGGCAAAAACCAAGAAAACAAAACAGGCTGGCAACGTAATTTTTCAAGTAAAGATTTATGCGAAACAGCAATAAAACTTCGGCAGAAAAGCAGAGAGGAGTTTTTAAACGCCTCATGCAAGCCAGCAAGACAATTTTACATTTGACGGATTGAGCAGATGAAAATAACAGATTCACAATTAGCAAGAGCGGTCGATATGCGAGATGTTGCAATACTTGATGAAATATGCGATCGCGAAACATTAGAAGAACAGCAAATAGCGCACTTTGAAGATCAAGTAAAACTTGGTAACACTTGCGAATTTTATTGCTTAACCGAGCAATTGTCCAGTGATGATAATTTTTGGTTAGCAATCGGAAGTGGTTCTGATTATCTCAAGATTAGAGATGAATATATTAAGCGTATTGTTGTTGAAGATAAATACTATCAGAAAGAGGATTATTAAAATGGCACAAGTTGCAACACAACAAAATAAATTACCTAGCGTAAAAGATTTTTTCGAAAAGCCAGCAGTTAAGCAAAAAATCCAAGAATTACTTAATAAAAACGCCGCGGCATTTTCGACTAGCGTTCTTCAGATTGTGAATAGCAATTCTTTATTAAAAGATGCCGACCCAATGACGATTTTTAACGCCGCTTGCATGGCGGCAACGCTAAATTTACCACTTCAAAATGGTCTAGGGTTTGCCTATATCGTTCCATACAAAAACAATAAAACGAAGAAATACGAAGCACAATTTCAGATTGGCTATAAAGGTTTGATTCAACTTGCACAGCGTTCAGGACAATTTAAACGATTTGTTGCAGTACCTATCTATAAAGAACAGCTTATTGCAGAAGATCCAATTAATGGTTATGAGTTTGACTGGAGCAAAAAGCCAGCAAATGGTGAAGTTCCAATTGGTTATTATGCTTATTTCAAGCTGTTGAATGAGTTTACTGCCGAAATTTATATGACGACTGAAGAAGTCAATGAACATGCTAAGCGGTATAGTCAAACTTACCGAACATACTTGCAGAAGAAAGAGCAAGGGCAATGGGCGACAAGCGTTTGGGCGGATAACTTTGAAGCCATGGCACTAAAAACAGTTATGAAGTTATTGCTATCAAAACAAGCCCCTTTATCTGTCGAAATTCAAAAGGCAGTATTGGCAGATCAAGCCGTTGTTAAAGATGTCGAAAAAGGCGAATTTAACTATGTAGATAATGCCAATATCCAAGATGCAGAATTCACAGATTTAAAAGTCAGCAATGAACAGTTTGAGCAATGTAAGCAAAACATCATTAACGGTGAAACAACATTACAAGAATTGTGCGATGCAGGGTTTGATTTCTCATCCGCACAGTATGACGAATTGGAGCAAATAGAAAATGAACGAAACGGAAATGTACAATCTTAAAGTTAGATGTTCAATGCTCCACCGCTTGATTGGCGAGCCTAAAACAAAGGCTGATAAAGAAGCTGGTAAAATCACAGAAACAGCAAAAAGTGCGGTGCGTGAGATTGTGAAGTTCGATCTGTTTGGTTATGAATCCTTTGAGGGTAATAAATACACTCAAAAAGGGAACAACCTTGAAGATCAGGCAATCAAGCTAAGTGGACTAAGACGAGGTTTACCGCTTAAAAAGAACACCGAACGAAGAGAGAATGACTTAATTACGGGGGAATGTGATGTTTACATTCCCTCTCGTCGTTTAATCATTGATACAAAATGTTCTTGGGATATTGGCTCACACCCTTTTTTCATTGATGAAGCCGAAGACAAAGCCAAAAAAGCCGGCTACGACATTCAAATGCAAGGTTATATGTGGCTGTGGGACTGTGAAGAAGCACAAATAGACTTCATTCTACTTCCCACTCCATTAGACCTAATTAAGAGCTATGAGAATGCAGAAAAATTTGTTGATTTAGTTGAACAAATACCGCAGCAGAAACGCATTACAACGGTTGTGGTAAAGCGTGATGAAAAGGTTATTGAAAGAATAAAAGAACGCATTCCAAAAGCTCAAGCTTATTATCAACAACTTATTCAGGAGGCTATGTAATGGCTGGGGTTAATCGTGTAATTATTTTAGGAAATTTAGGAAGCGATCCTGAAATCCGCACAATGCCAAATGGCGACCCTGTTGCAAAAATCAGCGTCGCAACCAGTGAAAGCTGGATCGACAAAAATACTGGCGAACGAAAAACACAAACTGAATGGCATTCTATCGTGTTCTATCGTCGCCAAGCAGAAATTTGCGGTCAGTATCTCAAAAAAGGATCGAAAGTGTATGTGGAAGGGCGTTTAAGAACTCGTAAATGGCAAGACCAAAACGGGCAAGACCGCTACACCACAGAGATTCAAGGCGACGTATTACAAATGCTAGACAGTCGCCAAGATTCACAGCAACAGCAAGCACAGGCACCACAAAATAATGCTTATGCGAATGCGAAAGCTGGAAAGCCTGTACAGCAACAAGCATATAACTTTGAAGAGGATAATATCCCATTCTGAATTCCATATAATTTAAAACACAGAACAACAGCCACTTTAACAAGTGGCTTTTTATTGGGTGAAAATATGAATAAAGAAATCAAAGAATTAATCGATAAAATCGAACAATGGGTTGAGGATCGCGACATCTTCAATGGTTCAACTGTAAAAAAACAGATCAAAAAACTTGCCAAAGAAATTGGCGAGTTATTCAGTGGAGATAACAAAAATAACCTTGATTTAATTAAAGATGGCGTAGGAGGTTGCGTAGTTGTGCTCATTAATCTCCGTAAAATGCTAAATATCGAGGAAACTCTTTTAAATACATATCTAGATTCTGATTACATCTTCGAAGAAGATAATGTATTTGACGCAGATGAACATCTGTTCTGGATATTAAGATTCATCGGATTCCTTTCTGATTATGGTGTTCCAGAAACGGAGAGAACTTATCCTAACTCCGTTAATATGATTTTCTACAACTTAATGCGTTATTGCAGAGCTAAGGAAATAGATTTCATTGATTGTATTCAACACGCCTATGATCAAATCAAAGACCGTAAAGGCAAAATGATTGATGGAGTTTTTGTCAAAGAGGAAGATTTATAATGATTAAAGAAGTATTAAACGAAAGAGAAACAACGCACGGTGATTTTCACGCGGGCGCAATGGATTTTAAAGAGCTGATGAACGTTATTAATAGCGGTAGAAATAATATGGACTCATCGCAATACTATGCGCTCACAATGATAGCTACAAAGATTGTGCGGATTGTAAATGGAAATGCACATGAAGTTGACCATTGGCGAGATATTGTGGGTTATGCAACATTAGGTGGGCGTTTGAATATTGAAGATGAACCGTTAACTGCACAGCCTGCTGTCAACATTTTACTTGTTATTGACTATCCACAGAATTAATTCAGTTATTAAGTAAAACTTAAATACTCAACAGCACGCAATAGCGTGTTTTTTTGTGCCAGAAAAAGGGAAATAAACATGGAATTTACAGGCAAGAAAAAATTTAAAGTTAGCACAAAAACATTTGAATCTATCGAGATTTACGCAGTATTTGAGATAGATTTTGACTTTCCGAAAGTTAAAGAAAGAATTATTGAGATGTCAACATTTTGGTCTGGCTCACCTGAACCAAGTGACCCACTTATTGAGCATATTCAATTTGTTTTACCAATTGCAACAGACTCAGTATATGACATCGCAAGACGAATTTTTTGGTTATCAAGCGTTAACGATATAGATAAGAATTTATGGAATAAAAAAGAAGGTTTTGCTTATTGTGAATATATCGGAATTAAATTAATAGACTTCCATGCTGACGAAGTGAGTGCAGATATTTTCGAAGTTGAAGAAATGGAGGAATAACTATGTTTTGGTTTAAAAACCTCATGATTTATCGTCTCACAAAAGCATTGGATTGGACGGC